GTATAGTATTATGTTTTGATATTTGCTGCTCTAAGTATCAATGATTAGAATTTAATCAAAAAAAATGGGCAAGCATGTTTAAGGTTGAAAAGGGCACGGATAAAGCTGTAATTACCGCATATGGCCACGTTGGCGGTTACTACCTTGATTACCGGAACATTGCTGAAGCGTTATCTGACATTTCGCGTAGCGGATACAAACAGGTTGACATCAGGATGCACACCTACGGTGGAAGTGTGATTGAGGGTAACCTTATATTTAACTTCATTACAAATTTTAAGGGGCAGATTGATATTTTCGTTGACGGTATTGCCGCATCGATGGGGTCGATTATTGCCCTGGCTTCGGACAGGCTGCATATTGCCGAAAATGGATTCATAATGATCCACAGCCCGAAAGGCTCAGGATACGGCACGGCAAGAGAGTTAACCGAATCGGCAAAGTTACTTACCAGTCTTGAGAAGAATTTCACGTCCAAACTGGCGGCCCGAATGGGTAAAACGCCAGAACAAATACGCGCAACTTACTTTGATGGCATAGACCACTGGATAGACGCCGACGAAGCTGTAAGCCTGAAGCTTGCAAGTGATAAGTTTACCGCAAAAAACGGGAATATTTCTTTCACCAAGGCCGACGCCGAGCGTGAAGGGATTAAGGGCATTTATAGCCAGTACACTGCCCTGCTTGACATTGATACACCAAACCCAATTTCTCACATACCCAAAACAGACATGAAAAATGTAAACATGAAGCTCGGCCTTGCCGAGGGAGCCAGCGAACAGGAGGCCATAATGACCATTGAGGCTACGCTCAAACGCGCCACAGACGCTGAGGCCGCGCTTAAGGTTATTCAGGACAAGGAGAAGCTTGTACTGAAGGCCGAAGCAAAAACGCTGCTTGACAGCGCTCTGGCCGACGGCAAAATTTCCGCCACCGGGCGCGCTGCCTGGGAAGCTCAGTTTGAAAAGGACCATGAGTCGGCTAAGGCGCTACTTGAATGTGTTCCAAAAAGAGCAACGGCACAGGCGGTGGTTGAAGCCGGGCAAAAACCAGGTGACATCAAATTACTCACAATGTCGTGGGATGAGCTTGACAAACAGGGGCGGATTATCGAAATGAAGGCCAAGTTTCCGGAGGAGTATAAAGAGCTCTTCAAAAAGGAGTTTGGCACTTACCCGAACGCCTGACCCGAGGGCAGTTCAAATTAGAGTGAAAGAAGCAATTTTAAAACCCAAAACCAAACAAACGTGAAAAAGATCAGTGCATTTTTATTTAACATGGTGGCCGCCACTCTGCTGTTAGCAGTCGTGGGCCTGCCTGTTGTAGCCGCCCCGGCGGTTGCCCTCATCACAGGCTTTCTGCCCACCGGCGGAGGCTTAATGATGGCCATTCAGAAGGAAATATGGCAGAAGGATATCGTAAGCAACCTGTTTGCCGACAATACCTTTTTGTCGAAAGCCTTTAACGCCGACCAGTATGTACTTGCCGGCAAGGTGGTGCACATTCCACAGGCGGGAACCCCTTCGGCAGTTGTCAAAAACAGAACCGTACTCCCAGCCGTTGCAGTGAAACGAACCGATACTGAAATCAGTTATTCACTCGACGAATACACCACCACTCCACGCGTTGTACAAGTAACCGAGGAGATAGAGGTAAGCTACGACAAGCGCCAGTCTGTAATTGGCGAGGATAAGACTGCGCTGATTGAGGCTGTGAGCGAAGAGTTTATTGACAAGTGGAGCCCTGAAGCCGCATCATCTGCAACCTGTTATTTGAGGACCACCGGTGGTGATATAGCCGCACATCTGCCAATCGCAACCGGTAACAGGAAGTCGCTATTGGTAAAAGACCTGGGCGACGCCGCGTTCAAAATGAACTCCCTCAATATACCTAAGGCTGAACGCTATGCCCTGATTGACTCCTGGATGTACAAACAGCTGCTTGACGATATGACCGAAGCCGCGCAGGTGGCCTTTCACAAACAGGCGGATGTTGCAAAAGGCACAATTGGTAAGCTGCACGGTTTTGAAATATATGAGCGTAGCTCAGTAACCAGATACACCAATGCTGCCACTCCGGTACATAAGACATGGGATACAGCGGGTGCCATAACCGATAACGCCGCCGTTTTATGCTGGCAAAAAAACAGTGTTGAGCGCGCAATGGGTGAGGTAGTAGCCTTCGACAACCCGAAAGATGCTACCTACTTCGGTGATGTACTGTCGTTCCTTGTAAGGGCCGGTGGTCGCATTAGAAGGGCCGATAACAAAGGTGTTGTTGTAATTATACAAACAGCATCAGCTTAAAAATAAACCCAAGCCAATGCGGGGGCGGTGTAACTAAACATTCCCGCCCCTGCTTACCGAAAAACACTTAAACGCCATTGTAATGAGCAGAGGACTGAGGAATAATAATCCGTGTAATATTCGGCTGGCCGGGGATAGGTTCCAGGGCGAAAAGGCCGCAAGCCGCGACGCTGAGTTTAAGGAGTTTTATTCGATTGACTACGGTTACAGGGCTGTTTTTGTTATGCTTGCAACCTACATGGCTAAGGGTTATAACACAATTGAAAAGATCATTAACCGCTGGGCGCCGTCAAACGAGAATGACACAAAAGCTTATATAAGAACCGTGGAGCGGCAATCAGGCGTTTCCGCGACTGCTAAGCTGACCAATCGGAGCGGCGCGGAGTTTAAGAAAATAGTTGCGGCAATGAGCTTCGTTGAAAACGGCAAAGCGGCCGTGATTGAAGATGTTGAAAAGGGTTTCTTACTACAAAATCGCATTGTATGCTGAGCGGAAAATGGATAGCGGGCATCGTTGGTGGCGTAGTTGGATACCTGGCCTCTACAGGCTGGCTTATGCTTATCTCAATTCTGATGGTTTTGTATGACGCATACACAGCCTGGGAGTTATCATCAAGGGTAAAGAAAAGGCATCCGGGGCTGAGCGACGGCAAATTTAAAAGCAACGCGGCCTTAAAGGCAATCAAAAAGATCAGAGATTATTGCCTTGTTATTATCCTGGCTTACATGATCCAGGATAAGATTGTTATCATGTTTAATTTATACCTGCCCTATGTGGCCGCCGGCATTTTCGTTTTTGTCGAATCATGGTCAATACTGGAAAATAAAAGTTCCTGTAATGGCGGGAAATGGGCAGAGGTACTACAAAAGGTGATGGTTGATAAAACGGCCAGGCATTTGAATGTTGACGCGAATGAGCTTAACGAAATACTGAAGGGATATGAGCAAAATACGAATGAGCATCCTCATGCTGGCGCTGCCACTGGTGATGTCGTGCCAGGTAGCGAAGCCGCCGTCTGAAGTACCCCTTGTGAATAGAACAGAGGTGAGGGATCGCCTGGTTGATATTCCGGCCGTGCAGGATAGCGCTACGCTTCAGGCTTACTTTGAGTGTGACTCAAACAACAGGGTTATACTCAACGATTACAACCAGCTGATGAGTGAATACGTTAGTTTGAAATCGCTGATGACACCAACAGACAAGGGTATGCTTTTTACTATAGACCTTAGCACAAATCACCCGCAAACAACAGCAAAAGTAAGCGATAGTACAGTAACAAAGGAGGTGCCCGTTTACGTGAAAGGTGATACAATAGAGGTTAAAAAGCCGCTCAGCTGGCTTCAAAAATTCATCATTTACAGTGGGTCAGCATTGTGGCTCATTGTTATTATTTCCACAGCACTCAAAATTTATAAACTTTTAAAACCATAACGAGATGGCAGAATTAAGAATGAAGGGCCTTGCAGGCATTGAAATGGCCGACATCCCTGTTGACGGTGGAGTCCCGGCAGAATTGGACTGGGAATCCATTGGAGTAACTTACCGCGATGAGGCAACACTTGCCGAGGACGATCCTACGGAAACTGAACACTTCAGCAACGAAAACGACGACCCGGAGGAGTCAGACATTACTGCAGGTAAACGCAAACTTACCTTTGCGTTAATTGACTTTGACCCCGAAGCCCTGGTAAAATTTATCGGTGGCACGGCAACCGGTGTTGGTGCCGCAATGGTGTGGAATTCGCCATCGCAAAAGGCGAAAATTGAAAAGGCCTTCAGGCTGAAAAGCAAGAACGGGTATTATATCACCTTCCCACGCGTTTCATTCTCTGCAAAGCTTGATTACAAGCTTGCGCCTTCAGGAATCGCAAAGGTGATGGTAGCAGGTACGGTAATGACCCCAACGGGCGCCGGAATAGCGTCTGTAATCAAAGGCACGGTGGCCTAATGTCACCTGAACTTCAGGCGGCAAACTCACTGCTTAAGCGGGGCGTGCGATTCAAACTGCCCGCCCCGCTTCTTTTAAGGCTACTTGGCGCAAAGCACGTAAGCATAAATATCACGCCGCTTTATGCAGGAACAGAACTACGGATAGCCGCGCTACTATCAGGGAAAGGCATTACTGAAGAAAAATTAAAGGCAGACCCGTCAATGCTCATGTACGAACACTATAACGATATACTTAAAATAGTTGCCCTGGCAAGCCTCAACCGGCTTGCAATATCGCGGTTGGCACTGTGGCTCCGCATTAGATTGCTAAGGCAGGCTTCGGTATGGCAATTGTATGAGTTATACTCAACGATCAGGCAGTTTAGCGGGACAGGCCCTTTTTTGAATATTACCAGATTAGTCATTCAAACGAGGATGACGGCTCCGAATCTGGGGCTGACGGCGAAGGGGAGTTAAGAGGCTATTACGATGGCCTTCATAGCCCCTGGGGATTTTTATGGAGCATACAAGAGAAAACAGGTTGGACTGACCAGTACCTACTTTGGGGTATTAGCCTGGTTAACCTTCGCATGAAACTGGCCGATGGGATGAAGTACCACAAAGGCAGTAAGCCTATTGAAATTGAAAACTGGGATGAACTTGAAATAAGGTGCGACGTATGACAGAAGAAAGATTGAAAACGGCCAACGACCTAAGATCGGCAATCAATGAAACCACCTGCGATCTTGAAAAGGCAAAGATCGCTTTAGCGGGGCTGGCTATAGAAAACCCTGTTGCAAAAACCGGCATCCGGGTATCTGTCCCGTCCAATACCGCGAAGTCGTTCAGCCTACCATCGCATATATACCCTGCAGACGAAATATTGCTCGAGTACATAAAAAGGCTTGAGTCTTATATTTCTATTTTGAACGCTGAATTTTTAGCACTTTAATTATGTCTGATACATTAGGCCCGGTAGAAGTTGAATTTTCGATTCCCGATGATTTTGGAAGGGACATTGATTCCTCCATTAAGAAAATGGCCGGCCTAACCGGTGCTGCCTCAAAGCTGCCGGCAGATGTTAAGGCGGCAATGGTTGAGCAATCGGCAATAGTTAAGCTTATTGGCCAGGATATTCAGACGCTTGAGAAAGCGCTTGACACCGTCGCGCCAGGCAAGGCAAAGCAGGAAATGATTCAGGAGGTCGCGGCCGCAAAAAAAGCACTTGCTGAAGAAAAGGCGGCACTTCAGGATTTAACTACGAGCTATGATCAGTCCAGGGAGTCGTCTAAAAGGCTCTCAATGCAGTTGCGCGATATGCAGGATCAGCTTACCAGGATGCGCATTGCCGGGCAACAAAATACTGCAGAATACAAATTATTGGAAGGTGCCGCCGCTAAGCTGGCCGATGAGCTCCGCGATGTAAAGTCAGTTACAAAAAGCATAGGCGACGACCAGGCTCAGTTTAAAGGCTTCGCCGATGGAGTTACCGGGCTCACCGGTGCCTTTGCCGCCGCTGGTGGCGCTGTTGCTCTTTTCGCCGGTGAGAATGAAAACCTGCAAAAGATTCAAACCAAGGTTCAGGGCCTGATGGCAATTACAATCGGTCTTCAACAGGTAAGCACAGCGCTAAATAAAGATAGTGCCTTTATGACCGTTACGGTTGTGAAGGCTAAGCAGCTCTGGGCGGCTGCCGAAAAATCATTAACGGCTACACTTTGGGGAAGTAATGTTGCCGCAAAGGCTTTAATGGCTACAATGACGCTCGGTGTTGCAATAGCCATACCAGCTTTGATTGAACTTTATGACAGGCTTGTACAAAAGCAAGAGGCAGCTGTTGCAGCCCAAAAGGAGGCAAAGAGAATTACAACTGAATCAAATATTGAGGCCGGTAAATCAAAAATTGAAATTGATCAGGTAATTCGCAAGCTTGAAACCTTTAAGGGATCTAAAGAATCTGAAAAGAGAGTGCTCGGTGAAGTTAATAAAGCATATGGTGATACATTCGGAACTTATAAAACCCTTGCTGAATGGCTTGATGTACTGAAGGCTAAAGCCGCTGACTATGTACAGGTAATGTTTTTGCAATCAAAGGCAACGAGGTTGGTTGATAAGGCCATTAAATTTGAAACTCAGGCTCAGCAGGCGGCTGCACAACCCTTAACCGATTTTGTTGACACCAATGACATTACAAAAAATACAGATATCCTGGGAAGAGTCGACGAAGAGAAATTAAAACTTATAGCTGAACAGCGGAGAAAATCCCAGGTTGACCTTGCAAATGCCAGGAAGGATCTGGCTCTTAAGGAGGCCGGAATTATTCAGGCTGAGTTACAGTCATTACAAAACAGCGCAGGGATCAACACAAATTTTGACGAAAAAACAAAAGATGCCGAGAAACAAACATTCGCTCAAAAACTTGCTGAGGTTAAGAAGTTTTTCGAACTCTATAAAATTGCTATTGATAATGGTCAGACTGAGGCCGCTGAGTTATTTAAAAAGAAGCTTCCAACTTCGGAAACATACAAAGATTATATAAACGAGGAGCTTAAGAAAGCAAATGCGCAGGGCAATACTGAAAAGCTTGCTGTGCTTATTCCTGAAAAGGAGGCTTTTACAAAAGGCTTTAATGAGCTTCTTACTGAATTTCAAACGTACAACGAGAAAAGAGCAACCATTGAAAAGCAGTACAACGATAAGATTAAGCAACTGAGCGAAGCCGGTTATGCCGATAAGGCAAAAATTGCTGAGCAGGAACGCGATAAGGAGCTCCAGGCACTTGACGACTCTCAGCCACTAAATAAGCTGATTGAAAAATATCGTAATTATCAACAGGAAATTGCAAAAATAACAGTTGACAGTCAAAAAGAAATTGATCAGCTGAGGGCATCGGGCAATATAAGCGAAGCTAAGGAGGCAGAGCTTGAGCGTGACAAGCAGATCAGTAAGCTCATACTTGATAATGAGTTCAAGCAATATGAGGCTATTGCTGATATGGGGCGCAGAGAGCTTAAGGCGTTTATAGAAAAGATCAAGGCCAAGATTGATCTGATGAAAGCCGAGGGTAAGAATGTTGAGATTCTTGAGGAGGCATACGGTAAAGCGCAGAAAGCACTAAGCGGATCTTCACCAAAGAACTTTCAGGCTATTGCAACGATATTTTCAAATATTTCAGGAGCCGCCGGTATAATCAATGAGGATCTGGGCCGTATGGTTGACCTTGCCGGGATGGTGGCAAATAACCTGGGATCTGCACTTGAAGATATGAAAAAAGGCGGTACCGATGCGCTTGCCGGATTCTCATCTATTGTAAGTATAATTTTCACAATAGCTGATGAGCTTGATAAGGCATTCGGAATGCAGCATCGAATCGCTAAGCTGGAGCAGGAGAGAGAGCAGTATAACCTTAGAATTAAAAATGTAATTGAAGGAACTACCGAGGCGCTCGACAGTCAGTTAAAAGTTCTTGAACGCCTGAATACCTCCGCTAAAGTTAGCGCTTACAATGAAACGCTTGATCTTATTAAATCGCAGGTGGCCCAGTTGCGCGATACACTCGATACTTTCAATTTCACAATACAGGGCACTGGGGATGTCATTAACCCGTCGGTTAATATTGAGCAGCTTGTAATGCTAACCAGGGCATCATCTGAGGCGGAAGCGATAAGGAGAGGCCTGGAGTCTGGATTTATCAGCCAGGATCAGGCAGATATTGCGCTAGAATATCTACAGACTCTTGAGGGGCTTAACGACCAGGCTTATGAACTTAGCCAGCAACAAATTGAGTTCCTTACGCAAACCAATTCTATTGACCTGGCAAATCAGCTGGCCGATACAATTGTGAATGCATTTAACGAAGGTGAGGATGCGGCAACGGCATGGGGAAAGGTTACTGACCAGGTGCTTTCAAATGCCGTAAAGCATGCCCTTCAAATGAAACTTCTTAGCGAACCTATTAACGCAGCTGTTGAGCAACTTGCCAGCGATATGCAGGATGGAGCATTATCACAGTCGGAACAGGAGGCATTCAGGAATAAAATTAATCAGGCGTCTGAAAACTTTAATGCAACGCTGAATATGTATCCGGATCTTTTTGGCCCGGATGCGGCAATCAATCAGGACATACAACAAAACGCCTTCAGCTCCATGACCCAGCAGACAGGGTCTGAACTGCTTGGCCAGTTTACGGCGCTCAGGATGAGTTCAGCCCGCGTTTCTGATATACTTGAGGGTGAAAGGGCATCCCGGGCAGCAATGAGACAAACGCTTGAGATCATTGCGGAAAATACAAGCTATTGCCGCAAGCTTGAAGATATTGACAGAACGCTGAAGGTAATTGAAACCGACGGCATTAAAATCAGGTAAATGACACTTGAAGGAGCAATTACAATGGATGGGGTTGATATCTATACGGCCTATGGCATATTCGCAATTCGCGGATCGCTTAACGATTTGGTAAAGCTCCCGTCAATGAAGCCAGACGCGTCATATAGCTGGCCCAATGAAGACGGTGACGATGTTTATGCCCAGGACAGGCATAAGGCCAGCCGTGAAATTAGCCTCAAGTTCCTGCTTACCGGAGTTGAGATACAGGACATGTTTAATAAACGTGATGCTTTCCTTGCCGCCCTGGCCGCCGATGGATATAGGCTGTTTGGAATCAGAGCACTGGAGAGGGCCTATAACTTACTTTACAAATCATGCGATTCCGCAAAGTTTTATATCAAATCGAACCGCATTGAAATGAGCCTGAATTTCAGTTTAAACGACGATTAATTATGTTAACATTCAAACGGAACGACGTAGACACAATCTCGGTAAAAATTACCGACGATTCGTATATTTCCAGTGCCGTTATGGGTGATTGCACCGCATATATTGAATTCTTTTCTGAGGAGCCGGTTGACATTATACCAGGCGACTCATGCATTATATTTGGAGCACAGTATTTTGTAAAAGATCAGATCATTCCCACCCGTGATGTTAGCCGGCTTAAATATCAGCTCACACTTTATGGAACTGTTCACGAACTCGAGAAAGTAATTTATTTTATATCTGATTCCACCGGTGAGGGCATTACGTCTGACGTGTCCTGGGATTGCATTCCGCTTGAATTCCTTACACAACTGATCGTTAATCTAAACCGGGTACAACCAGACGCGGGATGGACGGCTGGAGATTGCCTCGATGCAGAATCAAAGACAATTACGCTGAGCGATAACAATTGCCGGGAGGCCCTACAGTCCGCGGCTGATTTATTCGATACACACTGGTCAGTTATTGGCAATGTTGTTAGTCTTATTAAAGCCGATCCTGAAAGCAGTTTAACGCTTGAGGTTGGAATGAATAAGGGCATACGCGAAATAACAGCAAATAAAAGCAGTGATGCAAAGGTTATAACGAGGCTGTACGCATATGGGTCGGATAAAAATAATGCTACGGGACAACGGCTGAGCATCGACCCGGTTGATTACCACGGAGCTACCGAAGTGATTGAAGGTGTAAAGATATTTGATGAGGTTTTTCCTCAAATACTGCTTACCGTTGTAACGATTGCACATACGGGGCCATACAATAATGTGTTGATTACTACCCCTGCTGGCTTTGACCTCGCGCCATACCTTATATCTGGACAGACCCCACAAATTACCTTTCTGAGTGGGCAATGTAATGGGCTTACATTCAGTATAATTCAAACTGATTATTTGGGTAACATTGGGTATAGCCCCGTGCCCAGGTCGCTTCCGGATGGGACTGTTATCCCAGGAGCGGTCGGCTATGAAATTGCAATTGGGGATCAATTTGAAATTTGGAATATTACGATGCCAGAATCATTTATTGAAGAGGCGCAACTTAGACTTCTGGCTCTTGCTGAAGAGTTTCTTCAAAATTCACAGCAAAAAACAAAGCTGAACATTGTGTGCGATGAAATTTATTTAAGAAGAAATAACATCAGCATTGCTCTTGATAACCGGATTACGGTTATTTCTGATATAATCCCTCAGCTTTACTCTCCAGGCATCGATGTAGATGTGATTGGATTTAAACGCAGAATTGAACAGCCCTGGAAGTATGATACGCTGACGGTCGGTGATATAGTGCTTAAGTCGGTAGAAATATCCGGTATACAGCAAATTGTCGAAAAAATTATACTGAAGACTATTGAAGTCGGCGTTAATGACAAGCATTATACGCATAGCCAAACCTCATCGTCGGCCAGTTGGTTCATTATGCATCGGCTTGGGAAGAAGCCTTGTGTTTCAATCATCAATACAGACGGCTCTACAAAAGAAGGCCAGGTAACATATTTGAGCGATAACACTTTATTAATCACATTTTCGGTATCTGGTACCGGATACGCAATTTGCAATTAATGGCAACTAAAAAGATTGACATACAGCATAATCATGTAGTCGTTGCGGCAGGCGAACTTGTACCAGCGGGCTATATTGGTCTGTTTGCAAAGGCGGATGGACTATATGAAATACTACCGAGCGGCGTTAATCGCAGACTATATAGCGAGGCTCAATCAGGCATAATTGAGGACATGCCATTTGAGTATCGCGATATTGTATCTGAACATGCGATTGTATATATACCAGACGTAAAGGCCAGCTTCAATTATTCAATTGTAAGCGCAGTTTTCGTTTGTGATATTGGCACAATTACCGGCGTTGCAGTGAATATTAACGGTGTGGCAGTTACTGCCCTATCATCGGTAACGGTAACCACAGCTATCACGGAAATTGAAGCAACCGGAAACAATGTCGTTAAAATTGGCGACAAAATTACTATAACCGGCACGGGAATAACGGGTAGCGTTACAACGCTTGCCGGTAAAATAAAAATCACACGTAGTTAAAAACAACATAAAACCAAAAACATGATCACAATCACACTGCCCAGGGGCACCGGATTACCCAAAACCTTTACACGCTCACGTGGGCGAGATACAGGTAAAAGTATAATTATTGATGCGATGGCGCTTGACATAGCGATAACGGCAGCGCTAAAATGGGGGCATGAAGAAGACGTCTCGAAGGCCGTAAATATGACTGACCAGTCGACGGGTGAGCAAATCATTGTGTCTGTGCCAGCCGGCGCCATTTCCGGATTGCAAATCGTTGATGTTTTTGCGCCATATATTTTTGTTATAGTAACTCCACCCAATGGCACCTCAGCCCCAGTAATTGATACCGAGTCAAGCACGCCAGCATCAATAGCGGCCGACATTGCCGCAACAGTTAACCCGGGTGGGTCGGAAACGGATGTTACAATAGAGCTCGGAACCGAGGAGGGTATATACTCATTGCCAGAGGTTGCGTGTGTTGAAAGTCCGCTGGCAGCCGGAGCGGTGGCGGTGGCCGTTTCCGCATCGCTTGGAGAACTTACACCGGCAACAGCTTATTATTGGCGCGTGAAGGCTGTAAACTCGATAGGAATATCCTATGGCGCTGAGCAAACGTTTGTAACAGCTGCATAATATGAGGAGAGTGGCAAAAAGCTGTAGCCGCAGGGTTGCTAAAAGCGCCTCGGTTATATCAGCGGCGCCGGGTGACTTATTAATCGCCGGCGAGGAGTCGTCATACTTTGCGCATCGAAATTCCTTTGGTCTGGTTGGCATAATAACAACCAGGTCCAGGCTTACAAGCGTGGCAATAGAATACGGCTATGGTGACTTTGCAAGTACCATTAGCCTTGACGCCATACAACCTGAAGAGGCAGAGGTGGTGCGTACAGCTGTCCTTCCACGTACAAGCCCGGGACGCCTACAATGGCGGTTTGTCGTGAGCGACTCAGCCGGATCATTGAGCGGGGAAACACAGTATATAAACATTCATGCCGGCACAAAGCTAGCGGAGCTCTTGTATGAGTCCCCGGCTCTGGCCGGCAATACTTACTACATTGATCCATCCGCCCCGGTTAATGGAACCGGGTCGCAGGCAAGCCCATACAATTCGTGGGCATCAATACTTAACCTGGGCAGCAATCACACCTACTTGCAAAAGTATGGTACAACTTACGCTACGACGGCCACAACACTGCGCAATATAAATGGCGTTTGCAAGCTTGGGGCCTACGGTGATCCGACTTTAGGCCGGCCAAAAATTATAACCAGCGCCAGCGGCATAGTGCGATTTATGGAAACTATAAATCGAATTATTGTCGAAAACATAGAGTTCGAGGGAACCTGGAAGGACGCAACGAACATGTACAACGGTAACGGCATTCGCATCAGAAACGGGGCCGATTCCGTAATTTTCAACTGTAGCTTTCACGGGTGGAGTCAGGCGATTAGCACTAACCCGGTCAACTCAACAAACGGGCTGTTTTGGTCTGGAATCAGAGTTTTGCAAACTGAAGTTTATGATTGCGCCCTGGACGGAATGTACTTCGATGATACGACTGATATTGAAATTGGGCACTGCTATGTGCACGATGTTAACCAAATGTATGCAGTTGATCAGAATGAGAACGTAAGTGCCGGAGATGGTATTCAAATCGCTTTCACACAGCTTGAGGCCACTAACCAAAGCCTTTATATTAATGTACATAACAGCACAATAGACAGGCGTGGCGCTAATGGTAATAAGTTTTGCCTCATATACGGGGCCGGCGGCACCGGTGTAGTTTCCCGCATGGCAAAAGCGCTCATAACAGATAACGAGTTCCTGATGGGCGACAATACCGGCGGCGTTTATATTGACTCCTCGAATGATACCAGCCTGTTTACCGGCAATCTATTTGAGGGCGGTACATTCGGCATTCACAACCGCGCATTCGCGGGTATTTCAGTGTTTTCAAACATTTTTAAAAGCGTTGGAATCGGCATAAGCAATATGACCGGGTCAATGATTTTGCATAATAATACGTTTGATGACTTCAACTACGCCTATTCAGTAATAGCCGGATATACATTTAGCTCGCTAAACAACATATTCCGCAGTCAGCGCGCCGGTGCGGCCGCAGTGGCCGGTACGGCCTACACAACTATTGTAAGTAATTACAATCATTACCAGGTTGAATCGGTTGTTCAGGGCTATACAACACTCGCGGCCTGGCAGGCAGCTTACGCGCAAGATGCAAACAGCGCTTCAGGCGATCCTATGTTTACCGATGCGGATAACTTCGATTATACACCCGCGGCCGGCAGCCCTTTGGCCGATTCCGGCAGTCAGTTATCCTGGGCCGACTTTGATTGGGCAGGAAACTTTTTTGCCTCGTCAGGTGCAATTGACAAAGGCGCTATTGAGCGCAACGGGTCAAGCTCATTTGAAAATGAGTGGTATGGTGTAGAGTTTGACCAAACGGCCAGCGCATCGACAATGACCAGGATAGGCCGGCTTGGATTTCATGCATCGCTGCCGGTTCAGAGTAAAATGCAGCGTTGCGTATTAAGCGCAGCGGGGGTGGTGCAATATTACCTTAGCCCATCAAACTCGCTTCTTAAGGCAGACGGTTCAGCCGCAGTTCTTGACGGAACGGCTGGCCATGTCATGGTTGAAATGCCCGAGTTTTATTACTCAATTGAGTCAGACGGTAATACCCGGCGCATTAAAATATCAAAATACCCCATAACCGGGTTTGTACTTTCAGGTAAAATGTACCTGGGCGCTTTCGAGGGGGCAGTTAAGCGCTCAACCTCTCAGCTTATGAGTGTAATTAATGCCACGGCTGATTTTCGCGGCGGCAATAATAACGCCGCCTGGGACGCGGCCGCAAATACCCTACTAGGAAAACCGGCAACTACCATAAGCCTTACAAGTTTCAGGGCATACGCGAGAAACAACGGTTCAAAGTGGTCTGCAAAGTCATACAAGGCAAGGGTTAAAATGAACCTCCTGTATATAATTGAGTACGCAAACAGGCACGTTCAGGCAGCTTACAATGAGGCCTTGACCGCACAGGGCTATAAGCAAGGCGGGCTCGGTGACGGCGTTTCAAACGTAAACGGGACGAACTGGAATACTTTTTCAGGCTATTATCCATTTGTGCCCTGCGGTAGAACCGCTAGTCTTGGCAATAAGTCAGGATTTGTTAACTACGTTGTTGCCGGATTTACCGGCGGCGATATCACAGTTCCGGTTCCAACTTACAGAGGTGTTGAGCAGCCATATGGGCATATTTGGGAGTGGGAAGACGGAATACTTTATAACATACAGGCGGCAGATGCCGGCGGGCAAAGTCAGATATACGTATGTGATGATCCGGCTAACTATGCCGACGTACTTACAAATTACAGGCAGGTTGGCCTGTTACCTCGCGCCGAAGGTTATATAACCAGGTGTTTACTTAACGAGGGGCTAACTATACCGACAGAGGCAACCGGGGGCAGCTCAACCACTCGCTACTCAGATTATTTCTATACATCAATACCCGCATCTGGTAGTGCTATTAGAGGGTCTCTGGTGTCTGCGTCTGCGGTTCATGGTGCGAATGCGGGCCTCTTTTTCCTGAATACGTATTACGTTCCGGCGTTTGCGGCTGCGTACCTCGGGTCTCGGCCTTGCTTCATTCCGTAGAACGAGGCGCGATCGCCGAAGGCCGAAAAACGGAGCACGGGGCGATTTTAGTTCTTTGATTAAGGTTGTAGTTGGTGAGGGTCTCTGGTGTCTGCGAATGCGAATAATGGTGCGAATGCGGGCCTCTTTTACCTGAATACGAATAACGTTCCGGCGAATACGAATGCGAACATCGGGTCTCAGCCAAGCTTTTAATTAATTGATTTCACCGACTAAACCCTGCCACTTGGCAAAAAATGACAATTTTAAACCGCTTTATGGTAGCACATGGCGAAGTATAGCGGCTTAACAGAAGCAAAACTATGAAACGAATTTCAAATCTGTACGAAAATCTATGCAGCATGGATAACCTCGTCCTGGCTGATGCTAACGCCCGCAAAGGCAAGCATAAGCAGTACGGGGTTATTAAGCATGATATGCGTAAAGATGAAAACCTGCTCGCCTTGCAGCGTTCGTTAGTGGATAAAAGCTTCCGCACCTCCGAATACCACGTTTTCAAAATAAACCACAACGGTAAAGAGCGCGAAATATATCGCCTGCCTTACTACCCGGATCGTATAGTTCACCACGCGGTTATGAATGTAATTAAAGACACATGGGTATCAATTTTTACCCATGATACGTTCAGCTGCATCGAGGGCCGCGGCATCCACCAGGCGGTAAGGAAGGTAAAAGCAGCCCTGGTAAATGAGCCGGAAACAAGATACTGCCTTAAACTCGATATAAGGAAGTATTACCCCTCAATTGATCACAGCATACTTAAGTCTTTAATAAGGCGTAAAATTAAAGATACCGGCGTTCTGTGGCTGCTTGATGAGATTATAGACAGCGCCCCCGGCCTGCCTATAGGCAACTACCTGAGCCAGTATCTGGCTAACCTTTACCTTGCCTATTTTGATCATTACGTAAAGGAGGAGCTAAAGGTTAAGTATTATTTCCGCTATGCCGATGACATGGTAATTCTGTCATCAAACAAAGCGGAGCTTCACTCGCTTTTCATTAAAATTGATCAATACCTAACTAAAAACCTGAATTTGGCCATAAAGAGCAACTACCAGGTATTTCCAGTTTCGAGCCGCGGAATAGACTTTCTCGGCTATGTATTTTATCACACTCACACGCTTTTGCGTAAATCAATTAAACAAAGATTTGCCCGCAATATTGCCCGCAAAGGTATAGCCGGTAATCTTTCAATAGCCAGCTATAATGGCTGGGCAATGCATTGTAATTCAAAAAACCTTTTAAAGAAAATACTCAATGAGAACAAACGCGAAACATCCGCCGCTAAGGCTTCTTGACCTCGGAAACGGGCAATACCATTTTAACCACAGTATTGAGGTAACTACGGGCGATGACGGGCTGCCTGACTATAACTATGAGGCCGTACTTGTAAACGGCGAGCCTACCTACAATATGCTGGTAATAGCAATGATTGCGGACAGGTACTCAACAGCCCAGGAAATTGCATTGATCAATAACTTTAACGCTGATAAAGACGTTCAGGCTTACGTTGACTATCAGCGCTATAGAGAGCTTTCAAAGCTAATTGCAACATCGCAAGACTTGCTTACGAAGTCAGATGTTGACTCCCTGAACGCCAGCATATCAAAAATTAAAATCACGCTGCCAATTGAAAAGGTAGTGGTTGGCGGCCCGTATGCATCACTCGCTGATTTGCTAATGAAGAAGAAGGCAATATTTGCCGCCAGCGACACTCACGTTACCGTGTGGGTTAGCTACCTCCTGCCGGCGCATGAGGCCATTCTTTTAGCCGATCCGGAAATCACGATAGAAAGGTAATGAAAAGGTTTTCCGACTTCAAGGTTACTGCTCCGGAGAAAACATTTGATGGTGAGAAGATTAAAATATATAAGATTCTCAACCGTGAAGTAAAAGTACTAAACTACCGCATGGTAGATAGTAAGTTCAAGCAGAACCAGCAAAGACTTGACCTTCATATTGAGTTCGACGATGTAAAATACATTGTTTTTACCGGATCGGTCAACCTGATAAAGATGATTACCCAAATTGACAAAGCAGACCTTCCGTTTTTAACGGTTATCGAAAAGGACGGGGAGTCCTTTAAGTTTACATAAAAAAAGAGGCCTCTGCCTCTTTGCGGCCTGTCCAGGGCCAACAAAATAAAGGTGCGCAAACACCACGACAAAGGCCATTAAAAAGCCTTATCGGTGTTTGCGCACCTTTATTTTTTGGACAATGCAAAGCTATGAAAAAAACAGAAACACAAAAAAAGAGCTACACATACCGACCCCAGTTCGGGCTGGTCGTGATCTGCGCCGATGAGGCCGAGCAGATAAAACTTTTCAATCAACTAAAGTCACAAAACCTTAAACTGAAAGTAGTAACTGTATGAAAATTGAGATTAACCACACCTGCGCAAATTATGACAGCTATAGGGCGGAGCGGGTAAAATCATTGTTTAACGCTGAGACCGGGTACAGCTGGAGCCATACGGCTGAGCTACCAATTGATGATATTCCCTGGAAGATAGGCTTGATTGTTGGGCCCTCCGGATCGGGTAAAAGCAGCCTGGGCAAAGCAATATTTCCGGGCGTTCCCATGCATGACCTTTATGCCGGCTGGCCGAGTGATAGGCCAATTGTTGACGCCATCGCCCCTGGGGGAGACTTTGACCAGGTAACAGGATCACTTGCCGCCGTTGGGCTTGGTGATGTGCCCGCGTGGCTCAGGCCCTTTAACGTCCTCAGTAACGGCGAGCAGTTCAGGGCGGGGCTGGCAAGGCTTATTTGCGAGCGTCCCGAGGTGGCCGTGGTGGATGAGTTCACCTCTGTAATTGACCGCCAGATTGCCAAAGTAGGCGCGGCGGCATTCGGCAAGAGCTGGAGGCGTGGATCAGGTAAGGTGGTTCTGCTTACGCCGCATTACGATGTAATAGAGTGGCTACATCCCGATTGGGTTTATGATACTAAGCAGGCGCGGTATTATAGCCGTGACTGCCTTCGGCAACGCCCAGACATTACAATCGACATTTACAGAGTTCCGGGAACGAAATGGGGTTATTTTAAGCCGCATTACTATTTAGACCTTCCTTACCCGGTCGCGGCTCAATACTTCATTGCATTTGTGGGTAATGAGCCGGTTGCTCACCTGGCCGTGTGCCCGATGTTCCAGAGCGGGCACTACCGGGCAACGCGTATGGTAGTGCTGCCGGAGTGGCAGGGTATTGGAGTCGGAACCGCTTTCCTGAATGAGGTGTGCCGGTTGCACCTGGATGGGCAGGGCCGCAATGGACATAAGTTCACACCGCTGTTCCACACCTCCCACCCCCAGTTGTGCAGCGCACTCAGGAAGTCGAAGCTGTGGGAGCAGGTAAGTGGCGCGATTAAGTTTGATAATAAAGCGAAATCAATCAGTACTTTGAGGGCAGCGGCAACCGCCAGGGGCCACAAGCCTAAAAGCGGAGGGTTCGGAGGCCACTTCAGGGCAATACAGGGCTTTAAGTATATCGGAGGGCAAAATGGTTATTAAGATTCTTGGAGACCGGGAAACAGCCGCATATAAGGCTGCCGGGGCTGTTGTAAGGAGGTTGGGGCATGCGGTTTATGATTCATCATACTTTTATTGCGATTTATCTATCGCGCCGCTGCTCACCAAGCGCCTGAGCGATATGGAGCTCTTAGAGCCCGTTCATGGCACGCTTATATTTCACCCGAGCCCTTTGCCCTACGGCAGAGGTGCCAGCTCAATAAGGTGGGCATATCGCCGGCAGGAGCCGATAACTGCGGCTACATGGATATGGGCCAATGGTGTGCTTGATGGTGGAGACATCTGCGAATCGGAGATACTTAAAATTGATTATTGCTTGAGCCCGAAGGAGTATTATACCGGGCATATCATTCCGGCTCTTGAAAGGACGTTGGAACGCTGTTTAAAGGGTATTTCAAGCGGCTTTATACGAAGGGTCCCACAGGTGAGCGTGTATGCAAGCTATGATCCTAAATTGTGATTGTGTCAATATTTTTTGCACTTTTGGTTTTTCAAAGATGCACTTTTCGATTTTGCGATTATACTTATTGGATTTCCACTTTGCACATATAGAGATTAAAAAGAATTTACCAGTAAGGACACAAAGTTTTTTCGCAAGGGGCACAAGGAACTTCAGCTCTTTCCTGAAAAGTTGGAACAAGCTGCTTTTTGTGGCCATTCTGGCAAAAGAATCAAATCCGGGATTACCAGGACTCTTCGCTAATCGAAGGTAAGGTATTCATAACGCAGATGATAGTGCTGACCCGGGCGTGATGGGGTGTTCTCCATGCTCACTTCCAATTCCAGGATGCGACCTTCTGAATCAAACCTTCGCTCTATCCGGGTAATAAAATCTCCATCAGAAGTGGTTTCTTCATGCAGAATATTGTTACCGGCCTCGTCATAATGAAGTTTGATAAGCGTTTTACCTGCGACTGTTTCTTCTTCGATCAGCGATGTCTGGCCATTCTCTCCCTGGGTCAGCAGTTGTCGTGAGACCAGATTTCCACGGGCATCGTAACGCTTCTCAGCGCTCATTTTTCCTTCTTCATCGTACAGGGTAACAAGACGGATTTCTTCGCCTCCGGTAAAATTTAATTCCACAGTTTCCTCCGGTGTACCGTCCTCGGCGTAAGAGTATGTTTTTGAAACATCGAGACTGCCGAATTCATTCCACATTTCTTCGCGCTGGAGTTTTCCATTTTCGTATTTCCAGATGTGCTTCTCCCCTGCCTCACCGTCGCTGTCGGTCAGCTGCCGGAGAATCATGTGGTTATCCGCATCATAGGTATAGGTAATTTCATCCGGATCACCGTCAAGATAATGCCTGAATTCGCGCAACAACCGGCCATTTTCATCGTATTCATGGGTGGTGCGTTCTGCGACTTCGCCACCCATCTCCAGAATCTCTTCAACTGGTTTTCCTTTTTCCCAAACAATGGATATTCGCTCCTCTATTTCCCCATCGCTATCGTAGGTTAGCTTTTCATTTTCATTCCCGTTTTCATCGAAAATCACCCGGTTCAACAGAATTTCACTGTATGATTCCGTTCCATCCGGATCTCCGCTGATCAGGTCTGTTTTATATAGGTCAATCTGCTTAATTTTCTTTTCCATGATCGCTTGGTTGCATTAAGTTTCTGTTTGCAAAGGAAATAAAAACATTGCAATTACACATGATTCATTTATACAAACCATGACATTCCTCTGCTTAAAGGGTTATTCGTAATTGATATGTTGGACAAATTTTGTCCATTTCCCATTAACCGATGAAATACAAAGCAGCCTTTTGAATTTCGATCACCAGCTATAATCATATTGGCTTTCCATTTCAAAAAGACAAGCTAATTGGAATAGAAATTCAATGAACCACAATAGGCACAATAGGACACAATAGAAAATACTGAAATAAAGCTCATGACTCTATTAGAACCCGGAGATATCTATGAATGCCTATGTGCTTTTCTCTATGTGACCTAATGTGTCTATGTGGTTTATAACATAGCTGGAAAGAAGTTATGAGTACATTTACTCCCTTTTCAGGGAAAATACTACATTGACTGACATTGAAATCTCCCAGGCAGACTTTCGCAATATTAATCCAGCTCATCAATTCCTCAAGCCACCCGTTTTACCATTCAACGTTTCGATTCATATTATTTTGGATTAAAAAACAACCTGGTATTAAATTTAAGTAAATGTTTACTTTTGCCATTATCCGCCATTCCAGAAAAACACGCTCAACCACAACTCAATGAAAAAGATCTTATTTACACTAATTCCCGGACTACTGATGTTAAACAGTTGCAATCAACCTCAGAATGAGAAAATAACCTATCCTGAAACCCGCAAAACTGATGCTGTTGACACCTATTTTGGTGTTCAGGTTGCTGATCCCTACCGGTGGCTCGAAGATGACAATTCAGCTGAAACAGCAGCTTGGGTCGCTGCGGAAAATACGGTTACGGAAGCTTATCTCCAAAAAATTCCTTTCCGGGAAGAGATCAGAAACCGCCTGACAGAATTGTGGAACTACCCACGTTATGGCGTACCTTTCCGCAAAGGCAACTATTTATTCTTTACAAAAAACGACGGCATTCAAAACCAGAGTGTCCTTTATATTCAGGATTTCCCGGCAGGTGAGCCCAGGGTATTTCTTGATCCGAACAAATTGTCAGAGGATGGAACCACAGCCCTGGCGACTTACGCCGCCTCAAAGGACGGCAGTTATTTTGCCTATGCCATTGCCAAAGCCGGTTCTGACTGGAACGAAGTTTATGTGATGGAAACCGGGACCGGCAAACAACTGAGTGACAAACTCGAATGGGTTAAGTTCTCCGAAATTGCCTGGAAAGACAATGGATTCTATTACAGCTGTTACGATAAACCGGCCGGTGGCAGTGAATTGTCATCCAGAAATGAATACCAGAAAGTATATTATCATAAGATCGGCGATGCGCAGGAGAAGGATCAGTTGATTTATGAGAATCCGGACTTCCCGCTGCGCAACTATGGCGCTTCAACCACCGAAGATGAGCAGTTCCTGATACTAACTGAAACTGAAAGCACCAGTGGCAACTCCCTGTTTATAAAAGATCTGCGCAAACCGGATTCACATTTTTTAAAGATTGCTGATGGATTTGAATTTGAATATACATTGATCAGCAACACAGGTGATCAATTTTTGATAAGAACCAACGACCATGCGCCCCGTTACCAGCTTATCGAAGTGGATTTAAAGAATCCTGCCGGCACCAACTGGAAAACCATCATTCCTGAAAAAGAGGATGTACTGCAGGCTGCGAAAGCTGCCGGCGGATCCATTATCTGTGAATATATGCAAAATGCAACCAGCAAGGCCTATGTATATAGCCCGGACGGCAACCTGATGCACGAACTTATGCTACCGGGTATCGGGACACTTGCAGGATTTGAATGCCGCGATACTGACAACCGGGCATATTATTCCTACACATCATTCACCTTCCCGTCAACCATTTACACCTACGATATTCCAGCAAACAAATCAACCGTGTTGTATAAATCGGAGCTTGATTTCAATGCTTCGGGTTATGTTTCTGAGCAGGTTTTCTATCCAAGCAAGGATGGCACGAAAATTCCAATGTTTATTGTTCACAAGACTGGCATTGAAATGAATGGCGAAAATCCTGTTTTCCTTTACGGATACGGTGGTTTCAACATCAGCCTGACACCTAACTTCAGTGTGAGCCGTTTGTTATTTATTGAAAATGGCGGCATTTTCGCAATGGCAAACCTCAGGGGTGGTGGTGAATTTGGCGAAGACTGGCACCGTGCCGGAACGAAACTTCAAAAACAGAATGTATTTGACGATTTTATCGCTGCAGCAGAATATCTGATTGATCAGAAATACACCAATCCGAAAAAGCTGGCGATTGCCGGTGGCTCCAATGGTGGTTTGCTGGTCGGTGCCTGTATGACTCAGCGTCCGGAGCTTTTCGCTGTGGCGCTGCCTGCAGTCGGTGTGATGGATATGCTCCGTTTCCACAAGTTCACCATCGGCTGGGCCTGGACCGAAGATTATGGCTCCAGTGAAGACTCCTCAGAGTTTCAGTATTTACTGGGCTATTCACCGCTTCACAACCTCAAACCCGGCACGTACTATCCAGCGACACTGGTAACAACAGCCGATCACGACGACCGGGTGGTGCCTGCCCACTCCTTTAAGTTTGCAGCGACCCTGCAGGCTGCACAATCATGCAACAACCCAAGCCTGATCAGGATTGAAACCAATGCGGGTCATGGCGCAGGTAAACCGATTTCTAAAATGATTGACGAAGCCACCGATAGCTGGGCTTTTACCATGTACAATTTGGGAATGAAGCCCACTTTTAAATAAGCCGGGCTTACTGTTGCGGATAGAATTTGCCACACACGTCCTGAAATGTGGAACCATCCGGAAAAACCAATGGAGGGCTGAAATCAGGATTGGTCAGGAAGCTGTCATCCTGCAGGCTCAGGATAAAGGCCTTGAGTTCCGACTTCTCGGTAGGTGTAAGCTGAACGCCGCCTTCAGAAACATAATGCATCAATGGATTCACATAAGGCGACATTTTTACCTGGTGTGAATAAAATTCGATGACCTCATCCAGCGTTGCAAACCGGCCATCGTGCATATAAGGACCGGTAAGGGCAATGTTGCGGAGTGTAGTTGCTTTGTAGGCGCCACGGTCATTTTCGTCGCCCGTCACAGCATACCGGTCACGTGGATCACTGAATTCGGTATCTTTCCCGTTGTTGTAAAACAAATTGGTCGTAAACAACGGATTACCGCTGCTTCCGTGACAATGAAAGCAATCCCCGCCTTCTTCAGTGGTAAAAAGGACAAATCCGTTCAGCTCAGGTTGTGAAAGCTGTTCTTCTCCACGCATATAGCGATCGAATTTCGAATTGGAGGTAACCAGTGTTCTGATAAATTGTGCAATGGCCCGGCTTATATTTTTCATAGTTACCTGTTCTGACCCGAAAGCTTTCGCGAACAAGGCCGGGTATCCGGGCGTAGATTGAAACAGTGCTTTCACCCGGTTGGTATCGCCATACATTTCATGTGGAGCAACCACACCCATACACACCACATCCTCCAGGGTGCGGCGGGATGCATCCGGATTATCTTCACTGATCAGACCATTCCAAAAGTATCCGTTTGGATTCCAGATAAGGTTTATTAGCGGAAGCGGCACGTGAGGGGTTGATGCTCCGCTAAGGCCATAGGGTATGCCACCTTCAAAAATCGAATTGTCAATACCCGGCTCAAAACTGCGGGATTGCACATGACAGCTTCCGCAACTCATCAGCGAATCGAATGCAGTCCTGCCTGACAGCCGGCCATCATAAAAAAGGAAACGGCCCAGTTCTATCCCTTCAACAGTCATGGGATTATCGGCGGGTATATTGAGCTGCGTCGGGAAAAACTTTGGAATATCAAACTGATAAGGAGTTGGCGTATAAGGCTCCGGATCATTTTTGGCACAGGAAGTCAGCAGTAATAGAACGGCAGTAAAGAAAAAAAGAGGGCAATATGCAAAAAGAAATCTTCTCATGATCCGGATTAAAGGTGCATAAAATTACACAATTATCCTGCCGCTAATCAAAACACCTAAACTTGATAAACCAGAACCAGACTGGTTTTAATATTTAGCTTAGTTGGCGCGCGTCCCCCGACGCGTGCTTCCAGCACCAAAATTGTGTAAATCACAGTAT